TCGCCCGCCTCACCGAGATCGAGCGCCACGGGGCCAAGATCGACGACCTCATCCTCTGGCTCGGCGGCGATTTGATGACCGGAATGATCCACGAAGAACTCGCCGAGTCGAACAGCAAAACCCCCACGCAAGTCATCCTCTGGCTCCAAGACCGGCTCGCAGACGGCCTCGCCACGCTCAAGCCCCACTTCAAGCGCATCCTCATTCCGACCAGCTACGGCAACCATGGACGCACCACGCAAAAGCCCCGCCACGCCACCGGAGCCGCCCACAGCTACGAATGGCTTCTCTACCGCATCCTCGAAGGCCGCTTCGCCGACGACCAGCAAATCGAATTTCAAATCGCCGACAGCTACTTCAATTTCATGACGGTCTTCGACCGCCGCCTGCGCTTCCACCATGGCGATGGGCTGAAATTTCAAGGCGGCATCGGGGGCCTTACCATCCCGACAGAAAAGGCCATCGCCTCATGGAATAAATCGCCAAACCGAGCCGACCTTGATCTCTTTGGACACTGGCACCAATACCAGCAAAACCGGCACTGGCTCTGCAACGGCTCCCTCATTGGCTACAACGCCTACGCCCTCTCGATCAAAGCCAGCTTCGAGCCCCCCACGCAGACCTACTTCCTCCTTGATAAAAAGCGCGGACGAACCATGACCTCTCCCATTTACCTATGAGCTGGAAATCCCTCGCCAAGCGCACCAACAGCCTCCCCGAAGGTTGGAGCACCACCGACGAAATCGCCTCCGACCTCGATTGCGAAATCTCCGAAGTCCCAAAAATCCTTGCCGCCGCCATCCGCGACGGCCAAGTCGAGAAACAGAATTTCCCGCACTGGCAACCCGGCAGTCGCCAACTCCTCTACCAAACCGGCTACCGCCAACGCCCCGCCGGAACCAAATCCTCCCCCGGCGCAGCGGAAACGATCCCCGGCATCCCCGCCGACTTGTTGCCAAAGGTTCGCCAAAAAATCGCCGAATACCCGAACAAAACCGCCGGAGCCATCCGCGACCTTTTCAGCACGAACAACCGCCGCCGCCTCTCCACCCCGGCCATCCGCACCCTCCTTGACAAGCCCCCGCAGAATAAAAGGTAGATGCCCGACGATCAGACCATCATCGAAGGCGACGCCGGATTCCTCGGCATGGCCTCCCGCTTGAACCCGCTGCAGTTGCAAGCGGGCATGGTCCAATATTGCGAAAACATGCGCCTCGACCGAGGCGTGGCCCAAACGCGCAAAGGCGCGAAGAGGTTGGGCGAATCCATCGGCTACATTGGCGAGGCAATTACCGTTCCTTTCCAGCTCGGCACGGACAAAACAATCTCCTCACTGACGCGTGGGGGCACTGGCAACCTCACGGCCACGGCCACTCTCGCCGCGCATGGCTACGCCACTGGCGACCGCATCAACATTCGCGGAGCCTCGCCTGCGCAATACAACGGCGACTTCTACATCACGGCCACCGGCGCAAATACCTTCACCTACACCATGGCTGCCGACCCCGGCGCAAATGCTACATCGCAAGGGATCGTTGTGGGGAATCAAGTCACATTTTCTAACTTGCCCGCCGGGTCAGGATTCACGGCGACCTATTTGATTTCGGCCACCCCGACGAGCACGACACTTTATTTATCTGATATCAATGGAAACGGCATCGCCGTGAGCAATTCGTGGATCACGCCTGGAGTCTCTAAAATCAACATTTCGTCGGGCGGTTCTTACACGGTGACAAACTTGGCAAGCGGCCTAATAACGGTTGCCGGACCTTCTTTTATCGCCAACAAAGGACCTATCGTTCAAACGACCTACACCGGCGGCATCATCGGCGCTGGCATTTACTCCTCGCCGCGCCTGGATAATTCCAACGAATACATCGTCCTTGCAGGGCCTAACTCCGTTTACCTCTGGCGCGACGGCGCGAATCTCCAGACGATCCAGCTTCCCAATACCGACACGCTTGTCGCCGGCGATGACATCGAGATCATCCAAGCCTTCGACAAGCTCTACCTGCTGCGCACCCGCGAGGAGTCGCTGATCCGCCTCCAAACGCTCACGCAGGCCAGCGGCACGGCCACAGCCACCACGCTGGGCACGCACCCCTACCAGACCGGCGAGGTGGTGCGCATCAGCGGGGCAGGGGAGGCCGGTTACTTGGCCGACTTTGAAGTGACGCGGCTTTCCTCCACGCAGTTTTCGTTTTCTGTTCCCTCCGCCACGGCGGCTTCTGCCAGCGGCACGATTATTTCCCAGCGTGTGCAGCCTGCCTTGGTGTGGGATGGCATCCTGGCAAATGGTTTCGCCCGCGTGCAGCAGGGCTCGCATCCGCTGGGCGTGACCTACTCGCGCCTGCCCAGCACCAGCACGGCGACCTACTACAACAACCAACTCGTCATCGCCCGCAACCGCGACGAGGTGCTGATTTCGGATGTCTTCGACGCCGAGACCTACGACCCGGTGAGCAAGGCATTTCGCGCCAACTCGGGATCAAACGACTACATCGTGGCCCTACACCCCTATGCCGAGGGCCAAGTGCTGGTCTTCTGCCGCAAATCCATCTGGCTCGCCACGGCGGCCATCGGCGCGGATGGCGTCTCGATTGACCCCGCCGCTTCCAGCTTGCAACTCCTCACCGACGAGATCGGTTGCTCGGCCAAGCGCAGTATCGCCACCGCAGGCGTGTATGTGTTTTTCCTCAGCGACAACGGAGTTTACCGGCTGGACAATCAATTTGACCTCAAACTACGCGGCAGCACCCAGACTCTCTCGGACCCTATCGCCGACCTCATCGCCGAGATCAACGCGCCCGCAGCGCACTTGAGCAATGGCATTTATTTTGCGAACCGCTACTACCTCGCCGTGCCGCTCGGCAACAGCACCGACCCGAACGCACTCTTCGCCTTCAACATGCTGAACCAGCAGTGGGAGACCAAAGACATCTACGGCTTCCCGCTGAACCGCCTGCTCGTCTCCGACTACGGCACACAGCGCCGCCTCTTCGCAGCCACCACCACCGGCAAGCTCTTCCTCCTCGATGAGCAAGAGACCGGCGCGGACGATACCCAAAGCGGCCTCGGCAGCACCCCTGTCCTGGGCAGTCTCCTGACCCGCCGCTACGGCTGGGGCAGCCTCAACGCCAAACGCCTGACCCGCACCAAGGCCAGCGTCGTCCTGCCCGCCGGGAGCGCCTGCACACTCGATGCCATCACCACCGACTTCGACGCCGACTTCCAAATCGCCAATCTCACCAACACCACCGGCGACCAAGAGGACTACACCTTGAAGGCTCCGCTGCGCTGCAAGGCAACCGCCCTCGACCTCCGCTTCCGCACCACCTCCGGCCGCCCCATCCTCCGCACCCTCACCGCCGAGGCGACAATCAACGGGCCCGTAAGCACCGAAACCCGAACCTTAAATTAACCACAGAGGACACAGAGAACACAGAGGACGCCTCTTAATCCTTAAAACTTAAAACTCCAAAATGGCAACCGTCACCCCAGGCTACACATTTACAAACGATGAAGTCGTTACCCCTACAAAGCTCAACTCGGCGGCTACGCCAGTAGTCTCAAACATAGTTACGGCTGATATTGTTGATGCCAATGTGACTACGGCAAAAATTGCGGACGCCAATGTGACTACGGCAAAAATTGCGGACGCCAATGTGACTACGGCAAAAATTGCGGACGCCAATGTGACTACGGCGAAGTTGGCCGCCTTAACCCAGCAGGCGCTACTCCCCGCTGGCGCTATCATGCCATTTGCCAGGACAACTGCGCCTTCCGGTTGGTTGATTGCTGACGGTAGTGTTGTGCCTAACGGAAACGGCACGGTGCAAACTGTGACCGCAGACTACACGGCGCTTTACGCAGCGGTAGGCGCAAACTTTGGCGTTGTCGGAACGCTCCCCGATCTGCGCGGTATTTTTGTGCGCGGCAGTGGGCCGCAGACGATTAGCGGGACGGTTTACACCGGAACTTTTGGGCAGAAGCAGCAGGATCAGCTAAAAGCTCACACGCACACGGAGACAAATTACACTTTTGGAACCGCTGGAATGCAAGGGGCGAACGCAGCTAATATAAATTCTGCTACCGCAGGCTATCCAGCTACTGGGCCCGCCTTGGCATCTGGACCGGGCAGCACCTTGGTTGGCACCGAAACCCGCCCCGCCAACATCTCCCTGTTGTATTGCATCAAAATCTAATGCTCCCCTGGGAACGCGCCCGCAACTGGCATGACGAACACACCACCGAACCTTTTGAGTCCCTCCTCGCCTGGCACATGGCCCACGGCCTCGTTTTCAACACCCCGCAAGTCTTCCTCCTCGCCCACGAAGTCCACTACTCCCCAGATACAAACTCTATGACCTACGACCTCCCCCCAAACGCCTGGTTCGTCGAGCTCGCCGCCTCGGTCGGCCACGCGAACCCCGTCCGCGAATTTCTCCGCGTCGCCACCCGCCCCCAAGAGTGGGCCATCTGGCACCGCCGCAATTCTTTCCAACCACACGCTTACCCATGGGCCAAACTCGCCCGCCGCGTCGGTCTTGGAGGGACGACCTCCGTGTCGTCCGTAGCTGAAAGGGGGATAGCGTAATGGGCGGCGGTTCAGCACAAAAACCCAAAGAGCAAAAAGCTCCCCCGCAAGCACAGCCGATTAACTACGGCAAGCTCATGGCAGAATCCAGTAAAGTCTCCAAAGAGCAATACCGCGACCAGCTCAACGCGCAGATCGAAGCCTATCCGAAACTCGAAGCCCTTCAGCTCGGCACGATTGGAAAACTCTCCGATAGCCTTTCTGGCAACAATAACGCCTATACCCGGCGCGCCACCGACCAACTCATCGCCGCCGAAGACCAAGCGACCGCGCTTGGAACTATCGGCGACTACACCGAGCAACTCGGCTACCAAGCCGCCCGCGACCTCGAAGGCACCGACATTGAGCGCGAGCTACAACGCCAAGCCACCAGCGAACTCGCTCTAGGCCGCGCCCTCAGCCCCGAGCAGGAGCGCCAAGCCACCCAGCAAGCCCGCTCTGGTATGGCCGCCCGTGGCCTCGGCGTCAGCAACTCCGCCCTCGCCGCAGAAGTCCTCAACCGCGACGCCTACGCCACGGAGCGCGAAGCGAGCCGCCGGAACTTCGCTGGCTCCACCAACCAAATGCTTGTCGGCAACCGGCAAAACCGCATCGGCCAAGTCGGCAACATCCTCGGCCAGTCCGCCAACACCAGGATGAACCAAGCCAACCTCCGCAGCAGCCTCGCCGGAGCCAACATCACCATCGACCCCTACGCCCGCGCCATGAACCCCGCCCTCGGCATGGGAGCCAGCACCCTCGGCCAATCCGGCCAAATGATCGGCAACACCTACAACAACGCCACGCAAATGGCCGGCAATGTCGCTGCCGTCAACGCCTCCATGCTCGATAGCCGCTGGAACACCGTGCAAAACAACAACGCCGCCCTCCAAAGCGCCTACATGGGAGCCAAGGCCAGCGAAAATGCCGCTAACATGGGCCTCCAGGGAGCCGCCATGGGAGCCAGCGCCGTCATCGGAGCCGCCGCCGCTGCCTGCTGGATCGCCCGCGCCGCCTTCGGCACGGCCACTGCCCGGTGGATGGAATACCGCCGCGCCATGCTCCGCCATGCCAGCGACCGCACCATCCGACTCTACTGCCAGCACGGCCAAGCCATCGCCGCCGCAATCACCACCCCCCTCCGCCGCCTCGCCGCCCGCCTCACACTCCGCACGCTTCAATGGTCCTGGAACTAACCGACAAAATTTGGCTCGAAGGAGCCCAACGCGCCTGCACGCCAGAAGAAACTCTGGAGCGCATGCGCCCGCATTTCCACACCGCAGGCATTACCCGCCTCGCCGAGATCACCGGGCTCGACCGCATCGGCATCTGTGTGGCTCAGTGCATGAGGCCCGACGCCATCGTTCTTGCGGTCGATTCCGGTAAAGGAGCCACCATCGAAGCCGCCAAATGCTCGGCCATGATGGAGGGGTTCGAGCGCCATGTCGGTGAGACCAGCCGCCCGCCCCACACCCTGGCCTCTGCCGCGCAACTCGGCGACCTCGCCGAGACCCGCCTGCCCATGATCAAAGGCGCGGTCTACCACCCCTATGCCGTCATGCCCTGGACCGAGGTTTTGGGTCTGCGCAGCGGAGCGCCCCGCATGGTGCCCACCGACGCCGTGCGACTCATCGCCCGCCCCGATCCCGCTCCGCTGACCAGCATGCCCTTTGCCTACACCAGCAACGGCCTTTCCTCCGGCAATACCTACGCCGAGGCCGTCGCCGGGGGGCTCTACGAGTGCATAGAGCGCGACTGCACCGGCATCGCCCAGCGGCGCTTGCAGGATTTTCCACGCGTCGATCTCGACACCATCACCGACCCCACCGTCGCCCGCCTCGTCCGCACCCTGCGCGAGGCCGATGTCACCCCGGTCCTCATCGATGTCACCAGCGACATCGGCGTGCCCGCCTACATTTGCTATCTGATCGACTGCGACAAAGGATTTGGCGTCAACAAAGGCTACGCCGCCCACCTCGACCCCGCCATCGCTCAAGCCCGCGCCATCACCGAGACCATCCAAGCCCGCGCCGTCTGGATCGCCGGAAGCCGTGACGATTTTTTCCATCACCTCCACGAAAAGGTCAAATCCACGGACTCCGCTGCGGTCCTCGCCCGCCTCTACAAGCACGCCACCATCAGCGCCAACGCCCACCCCGACCGCTCCGGCGAGACCTTTGAGGAGGACATCGACACCCTCCTCTCCATGCTTGAAGCCGCCGACATCCCCGAGCCGCTGGTTTACGAATTTGACCACCCCTATCCCTGCTCCGTCGTGCGAGTCATCGTGCCGACCCTCGAAGGCTACACCTTCGACTACGCCCAACCCGGCCCCCGCGCTCTTTCCAAATGACACTCAAAGTTGCTGACTTCCACACCCGCTTCACCGACGGCCTCCGCGAAATCATTTGCCCTGCGAAATCCATGGAAGAGCTCATGGATCACTTGGCAAAAATTTTCCCAGCCT